ACCCGAAGACATTCCTCATCGATATGGATGTGGTGCGGGATAAAGCGCTTGAGCACAAACCCAAGGTCATCATTGCCGGCTGGTCGGCGTACCCCCGGCACACCGATTTCGAGGCGTTTCGTGAGATTGCCGATGAGGTTGGTGCGTACCTATGGGTAGACATGGCACACTTTGCCGGGTTGGTTGCCGCAGGTCTTCACCCCTCGCCAATCCCCCACGCTGACGTTGTGTCTACCACGGTTCACAAGACATTGGGTGGCCCACGTTCGGGATTGATTCTCAGCCGTGATGAAGGCCTTGCCAAGAAGCTCAACTCTGCGGTGTTCCCGGGGCAACAGGGTGGCCCACTCATGCACGTCATTGCTGCCAAAGCGGTCGCGTTCAAGCTCGCCATGGAACCAGAGTTCACCGATCGCCAAGAACGCACCATTCGGGGCGCCAAGGCTATTGCCGCTCGTCTGATGGAGCAGGATTCACAGTCCGCCGGTGTTGACGTCCTCACCGGTGGAACCGATGTTCATTTGACGCTTGTGGATTTGCGAAACTCTCCCCTCGATGGCCAGCAAGCAGAAGATCTACTCCACACCGTGGGCATCACGGTCAACCGCAACGCTGTTCCTTTTGACCCCCGGCCCCCCATGGTCACCTCGGGTGTTAGAATTGGTACCCCAGCGCTTGCTACCAGGGGGTTTGGTGACACCGAGTTCGCTGAGGTTGCAGACATCATTGCCCACACCATGATGCCTAACCCCGATGTGCCAGCGCTGCAAGCACGCGTCGCATCGCTGACCAACGCCTGGCCGCTGTATCCCGAACTGGGCTAGGCCGGGGTAGAGATAGCTAGAATCGTAAAACAAAAGTGTTACAATTAACAAAGACAAATTGACATATTGAATACTGCATGGTAGGATCATGTTATGTTCAAGAACAGCATGCCCACGTAATGGCGAAGGTTTCTACCCTTTATGTGCATAACGGAATGAAAATGCAGGTTCGATTCCTGTCGTGGGTACGGCCATTTAGCTCAGCTGGTTAGAGCTCCTCGCTCATAACGAGGTCGTCGTTGGTTCGAGTCCAACAATGGCCACAAAACAAAAAGGAAAATATGCAAATCAATGTATTAGATAAAGGCTATGTACGCCTAGTAGATAGTATGGGTAGTGATCTATCTGTTGTCAATGCCGCCAGGGTATCGTATGATAAAGAAGTAACAGAACTTACAGAGAAAGATGCTAAACTAATTAACTTTTTAGTTAGAGAAAAGCATACCTCTCCTTTTAGACATGCTGCTATGACTTTTGAAGTTTATGCACCTATGATGATAGCTAGACAATGGTGGAAGTATGCTGTGGCTTCATCCCATATTGAAAATCAGCTTGGTTGGAATGAGAGTTCGAGGAGATATATCACCGAGGACGAAGAGTTTTATGTACCTTCCCCTAACCAGTGGCGGAGCAAGCCGGAGAATAGCAAGCAGGGGAGTGGGCCTCCTCTTGATTCTGATGATGGACATTATCAAACAGAAGCTCTTATTAAAACAATTAAAGAAGGTGTGGATAGATATCAAAGTGCCATGGCTAACGGAGTAGCTCCAGAGCTTGCCAGGCTTCACCTGCCAGCCTATGCTATGTATGTTCGATGGCGTTGGACAACATCTCTCCAGGGCTTAATGACATTCTTAGAGCAGCGTTTACCTCACGATGCCCAGTCAGAGATCAGAGAGTACGCTGACGCAGTCTTGAAACTTTCGGAGGGTATCTTTCCAGAGACATTTAAGACATACTTAAACATTAACAACTAAGTGTATACTAAATACACAAACTACAAAGGAGAACTAATGGTAACTGTTTATACTAAGAATAACTGCGTCCAGTGTGACGCCACCAAAAGGATGATGGATAAGCTGGGGGTAGAGTATTCAACAATCAATATCTCAGATAACCCAGACGAATTAGATAAACTAATTGAATTAGGATACCGTGCTGCTCCAGTAGTTGTTACAGAAAATGACTCGTGGGCAGGCTTTCAGCCAGAAAAAATTACAGAGCTAGTGGCTTAGTCATTTAAAAAAATATTTTTAAAAATAGTGTATAATTAAAATATCATGACCACGTCACACGGATTAACAACGCTTAGCAACTCTACCGCTTCTAGACTTACTCCAAACGGAACACACTCTGGAATGGACATCACTATTCAAAACATTAGTGAGGAAGCAATTGTTTATGTCGGTGGTGAGAGCGTCACCGCAGCTAGCTACGGGTTTAAGCTTTCTCCCGGAGCGGCAATTTCTTTTGAGCTTCCTCCCAAAGATGCGCTTTACGCTATCTCGGACACCGATGCTTCCTCTGTAGCTATTATGAAAATAGGTTTGGAGGACTAATGGCAACGTTTAGTATTCCGGCTAGCGCACCAGCATCGTCAGAAGAGGACACACTCGACCCCTTCTTGCTAGTCGGTGCATAATTTTCATGGTATAATAATTTTAACAAGGAGAAAAAATGGCAACAAGTTATAAGGTTTTGGGGCAGTCAGCTCCTTCCGCAACTACTAACACGGACGTGTACACGGTTCCGTCTGCCCGTGAGTCCGTGATTTCTACTATTGTTATCGCTAACCGGGAGGCTACCGCTGGAACATTTCGCCTTGCGGTGCGCCCTAACGGGGCAGCGATTGCTGACCAGCATTATCTTGCGTATGATGTGCCGGTTGCGGCCAACGATTCTACTACGTTGACTTTGGGGCTTACTTTGGATGCTACGGATGTTATTACTTTTTATGCATCTAGCGCAACTATGAGTATTAATGTTTTTGGTTCGGAAATTAGGTAGGGGCTTGTTGTGGCTGTAACAAGTTTTGCCAGTAGCTCTTTTCAAAACTACAAGCGTTATAATTCTATGGCGGAATCCTCTGTTTTTAGAGCCCTTGGTGGGCAATATTTAGAAGCAGATGGCTACGGAATCCATATTTTTACCGCATCAGATACTTTTGTTGTTATTTCTGGCTTCAAAAGAGTCGAAGTTTTTTGCGTTTCCGGTGGTGGCGGTGGCGGGGATGGCACCGGAGCGGGTGGTGGTGGTGGTGGCGGTGTGGTTCAGCAACTTACCGCGGGGAACGTGCGCATGGGGGAGTACAGCGTTATTGTAGGCGCTGGCGGGTCAACCAACTCTTTAGGCTCAGACTCCAGTTTTATTGATGTTTCGTCCCTGGGGGGCGGAAATGGCGCTTCGCCAGGCGCATCCAGTGTGGGTGGCTCTGGTGGTGGTGGTGGCACAAGTGGTGGTGGAAGTTCCCTTGGTACTTCTGGCCAGGGAAACGCTGGTGGCGGCGCCTCTGGGCCAGCTGGTAATACTAGCGCAAGGGCTGGGGGTGGCGGCGGTGGTAAAAACGGTAATGGTAACAATGGTAGCACGCCTTATCGCGGAAACTCGGCAAACAATGCTGACGGTGGCGTCGGTGGCTCAGCTCTTTCTAGCACCTTTTCTGGAGCTTCGCTTTCCTACGCTGGTGGCGGTGGCGGTGGCGCGAACAACGGGCGAGATTACAGTAGAGAGGGAAGTAGCGGTGGCGGAAACGCCCCAACTCTTGGCGGTGGCGGACAGGGACAAAATGTAGGATTTTCCGGCAGGGTAATTATAAGGTATGAAATATAATGGCACACTGGGCGAAAATTGACGAAAACAATATTGTAGAAAATGTTGTTGTTACGAAAAACTCAGACGACGACGAGGGTGCTTATTTTGTAAATAACGTGCTTGGCGGTACTTGGGTGAAAACATCAATAAACACAATTGGTGGTGTCCACTATTCTGATGTTTTAGATGACGACGGAAACAGAACCACAAGCCTTGACCAAAGCAAATCTCTTCGATTCAATTATGCCGGAATAGGCTTCACTTATGACTCCGCCCGTGATGCTTTCATTCCTCCAACGCCTTACCCTTCATGGGTTCTTGATGAGGGCACCTGTCAATGGGTGGCACCAATCGCCATGCCCGAGGGTGCGCACACTTGGGATGAAGAAGCTGGTGACTGGGTAGAGGTAGTCGACCCTTATTAATGCTATAATTATTTAATGAACTATTTAAAATGGTTTGTCAAAGAGTTAATTAGACGATGGAGGAATAACATTGAAGCTTTATAACCCCTGGCCAAAAGGCAGAACGATCAGAAGTCACTTTGGATGGAGGGTGCATCCAATTACTAAAGAAAGAACATTTCACAGAGGCGTTGATGTCGGAGGTAGCTTTCCTGTTACCGCTGCACAAGATGGCAAAGTTGTTCACGTATCTGCTGATTGGCACAAACTTTCCAAGAATCAACAGAAACTTCAGTCTGGCGGTAATGGCGTAACCATTCAGCACGAAAACAACTTGTTTACTACCTATTATCATGGAGCCCACCAATCAGCACTTAAGGTTGGACAAAGGCTAAAGGTTGGAGATTTTGTTTACACTTCCGGAACTACAGGACTTTCAACTGGAGATCACCTCCACTTTGAAGTTAGAACAAGCAAGTCTGGTGGACAAGTTGATCCAGTTCCATATTTGCAGGGTAGTCCTTCTGTAGTCCCATCACCTTCTAATGTTAGCGGTCGCCTAGATTCTGCTACCTGGAAAGCTTGGCAGACAGCATTAAAGGCTAAGGGATTCTACAAGGGTATCCCAGATGGAAGGCCAGCCATTATGACATATCGTGCTATCCAGGAATGGGCTGGCGTAAGTGCGGACGGAAAGATCGGTCCGATTACCCGTAGAGCCGTACAGCGGAAGCTGGGGGTAAAAGAGGATGGTGTATGGGGAAAAATGACTATTAGCGAACTACAAAGACAGCTTAATGCAGGCAAGATTTAATGTCAAATCGTAATGGCGATGGCCCAAGTTGGAAACATCGCAGAAGACTAATTTATGCGTCATACGTTCTCGGTGCTGTAATGATTATCTTTGGCGCAGTTACGTACCTAACTGATACCCAAGTCGGATCTCAAATGGTAATTGGTGGTGTTGGTTTAATTAGTATTATCGTTACAGCATATACCGGTTTCGCTGCGTATGAAGACACTAGGCTTTGGAATAACAAAGATAACTATTATGTTAAATTTGGAGATAATCAACCTGAAGATGAACTTGACAGCAAGACATCTGATGGACTATAATTAGTAATGTTGTAAACTAAACGAAAGGAACAACATATATGCTAAAAAGTACAGCCTTTTGGGCTTCAGCGGCGGAACGTGCAATTAAGACATTTGCACAGGCCGCCCTAGCACTACTGAGTACCAGCCAGCTGGTGTCAGTGATCAATGTAAATTGGGTAGAGGTTGCTGGCGTTGCGCTATTGGCCGCAATTCTATCTTTGCTTACTTCTGTTGCGATTCCAGCAACAGAAACCAAGTCAGCAATTCGTGCAGAGCGGGAAGCGGTACGGGTTGCAGCAGCAGCCACCGTAAAGAAGACTGCCACCAAGACAGTAACTGCTAAAAAGACGGCAACAAATAAGGCATAGATAGATAGTGCCATCATATGAATATGCCTGCAGGGTCTGTGGTGCCAGCGTTACTAAGTATCGCAACATCACAGACCCTGACGGGTCTCATCAATGTGAAACTTGCAATATTGAATTAAAAAGGGTATACTCTAATATAGGTGTTTCCTTTAATGGTAACGGTTTTTATTCCAACGACAAATAGGAGGACAGCATGGCTGCTTCGACAAAAAATAAAGTAAGCATGAAAAGCGCAAAGAGAGAGTTTCTGCTAGAGTTCACAGATCGATGTGATAGCTGCGGTGCTCAGGCTTTTGTTTGTGTTCAGGGCATGACTGGTGAGCTGATGTTTTGTAGTCACCACTATACAAAAATTATGAAAAATGCAGACTCTTATGTTGCACTTAGCAGTTTTGCAATTGAAACCATTGATGAAAGGGAAAGGCTAGATCTTTACGAAAAGCAAAGAACTGCCGTATAGGTTTAATATATGGAGTATTTCATTGGAGCGATGATTGCTTTAATCTCTATTGTTACCACCAACATTCTTGTTAATCGCAAGATAGAAAAAACTCCAAATATAGAAATTAAGTATAGTCAAAGCCATATTTATAGTTTGATTAGTCCGTTTTATAGTGACATGGCAATGATCAGGCCAAGACCAAGCCAGTCTTCTAACTACCATAATTCTTTATTTGTAAAAGTTATGGTTTTGGGTGGTAGTGCATACTGGATTAAAGAAAATAAATTATATATTGCAGACATGTCTAGGAATGGAGTTGACCAAGGCACAACAAGAGAGGTTGACACCTTCTCTATGTCAAAAAAAGAACTAGAGCAGGTCATGTTTATTGTAGAAAAACTTAGAGAGGAGATGCCAGATGAAAATTGGGGTCCAGGGAAGCCGTAGCTTCGAAGATTACGCAATTTTTTTGCGAGCAATGGGGACAGCGTTATCGGAAATGAATTTACAAGAAAGTGAATTTCATCTGTACACTGCTGGCCCGTCAAAAATTAATTCTATGGTCATGGAGTTTTCTAATATCTCTGAGCGTAGCCTAAAACTGAGAGGCATTAAGATTAGATTCTTTAAGATTTCTCCAAAATGGCTTAAAGAAAACATTCATGAAATGAATTCTTTTCTTTATTTTAGCAAGCCAAAAGAAACCCCATCTGACATAGTAGAGATCGCTGAGCGCAAGGGTCTTGACGTGGGGCTTTATAGGTACTGATGATTAGCAAAAGGGAAAGAGCGTTTTTGTCAGTTGCCAGATACATGGCAGCCAAGTCTAACTCCAGAAGAATGCATGGAGCTGTTCTGGTAAAAGGCGGAAGGGTTGTTGGAACTGGATATAACAAAGATAGGAATAGTCCACTTTATGTTTCTCCGGAACACATAAAGACACATTGTTCTAGGCACGCAGAGCTTGAAGCAATTCGAGACGCGAACTGGAATGTTAAAGGAGCAGTACTGTATGTTGCTAGAGTCAGCAAACAGGGGGAAGATCGTAATAGCAAGCCTTGCGGATTATGCGAGATCGTTATACGAGAAGCCGAAATTAAAAAAGTAATACATACTAGAGAAAGCTAAGACTGTGTTTATCAAATCTTTAGAAGAAATGGAATCAATTGTTAGTCTAGACAAGTCTCTTAGGTGGGACGGCTGGACAGTTATTCATACTAAATTTAATCCAATGGCGTGGAAAAACACTAATGGGATTATATCTAATGGCAAGTGGTATACGGCAACCCGCTACGAGCCCACCAGCAACGGCTGGGACCTACCTAAGAAAATGGTCAATAACAGTGGACAAGCATGAGTGGAAAGATAGGGCAGCCTGTCTGGGGTTTGACACAAACATTTTCTTTGATAAGTACGAAGAAGAGGAAGCCTTTCGTCCGGGCATAGACTCAATATGCCACTCCTGTCCAGTAATAAAGCAATGCTTTGCTGTAGGGATTTCTCAAAAAGAATGGGGAGTCTGGGGAGGAATATACCTTGAAAACGGTAAAATTTCTCGTGAATTTAGCAAGCACAGAAGTAAGGAAGATTGGGCAGAATCATGGAAGGCCCTCACAATGGATAAGAAAGAAACAAGATAATGTATACCGACCAAATGGCTAGAGCATTTCACTCCCTGGCACACTATGCGCCAAAGGGGTTTGGTCTGCAAATAATCGATCATGACAACTTCTTAACAGTTAAGGCTAGTGAAGAGTCTTTTAATAGGCTTGCTGATTTTGAAAAGCGTCGAGCGATAGAGTATATGGTAAAAACAAAGAAGGCACTTGAAGAAAATGGAGCAATTGTTTTGTTAGTAAGAGAAGGCGGTAAAGAAAATGGAAATTGATCTACCTAATTTAATTATAACTATTGTTGTCTCAGTAGTTATTTGTGGTTTGTCATACACTAACATAGCTTTGAGGGCACACAACAAAAAAGTATTTAAGACACTTATTCAGTCTGAGATCGATAGGGAGGCGTTGATAACAATGCTAACCAAAGTTGAGCTTGAAAATGAAAACAAAAACGGAGATGGATTTTTAAAGTTTGTCTCGGACTCTAGAGACTGGGCGTTTCAATATATTGAGCGTGTTCAGATATCTATTAAGACTTTTCAGAATATCTTTCATCCTATTTCTGTAAGATATTACAAAGACAAGACAACGCCAATTGATCAAGAAGAGTTCGGAAAACTTTTTGAGGCTTACAAAAAGCTGATAGAAGAATTACCAGAAGAAGGCAAGAGCTCCTAGATTTCTTCATGGTATAATTAAATTGTCCCGTACAGGATGCCTTAGTGATGGTTTAGTTACCCATTTATAAGATCGGGCCTTCGTGCTTGAATTTCCCTGTACGGGACTTCCAGTGTTATAATTGTATAATATGAAAAAAATATGTATTGTTGCTAATAATCCTCATGTCTGTCACATACCAGATGGCTATCATTACTATGTTCATTTTAATTGGGCAAATAACTTTGCATTAACTCCGGGGGACAAGAGCATAATGGCAATGAGATACAACAGCCTAATGGAAACGCTACAGAAAGTCAAGTGGCACGACTATTGCAAATATGCTAGTCACACTATAGCTATCGGAATTCCTTCGCTTATTCGTAAATTTGACACAAAAGTAGAGATTATAGATACCAGTCAAACGCCAAGCCCTCCCGGACAAAAGGCCTATCCGACCTCTGGCTTTGCAGCAATACATTATTATTTAAATAAGGGCTATGACGTTACAATATGTGGTTTTGATATTGAGAAGGCTATATATTATGCAAAATCCAGACACCCCCTTGACTGGGAGAAGGAGCAGATCGCACAAATGATCACAGACAAAAAGATTAAATCTATATAGTTGTGGTAGAATATTATTATGCCATATAGTGTTGGGCCAAGGGAGTCTTACGGTTGCTCCGGATACCCCGTCTTAAAAGACGGTACAACTGAAGTAATGGGCTGCCATGATACCGCAGAAGCCGCTCAGTCACAAATTTCTGCAATCAATATGAGCGAAGCCGAGAAGGGTAAAAAGAAAATGACATCAGCAATGGGGCAGCCATATCCTGCAGATAACAGGGAATCATTTTTTAACTGGAGCACTCCGGTTCGCAAACCAGAAAGATCTAATTTTAGGTTAGGATAATAATGTCAAACAAAATAGAAAAAAAATACACGGTAAGGTCAAACTACCAAGGCTGTGAAGGATTTGCTCTCGTTGAAATAGATGATGATGGGGAAGAGGATCTTGAGGGTTGCTACGAAACAAGAGAGCAGGCAGAAGCTGCTGCTCGTATGGAAAATTCATCTGAAGAAGAGTCAGGACTTGAGTCAAGTCCGGAACCAGATAACGTAATAAGCTCAACTATGGGAAAACAGGATGCGCCAATAAAAGAAGGTGACTTCGTAATGGGGCAGACCACAGAAGGTATTGTTCACGGTGTAGTGGAGCACATCATGTGGGAGGGCGGAACACTTGGAACACCTGGCTCCGACTATGCCATTGAGTCTATGACACCAGAAAATCCAGCAATGTCTGTAAGGGTTTATGAGGAAGACGAAGGCGATAGCTGGGCTCCTACGGCCTATAGTATAGGCATGATGTATGTTGATGCCGTTGTTGTAGACATGGAAGATCACGACATGGACGAAGACGACATGGAGTATATGTCTAAAGCTGAAACATATTCTCCCAGTGATGGAATGAAGTCTGCAGCAAGACGAGCATTGAAGTGGAAGGCAGATGGAAAAGCCACTGGTGCCGGAACTCCTGTTGGCTGGGGTAGGGCAAGTGACATCGTAGCGAGTCGTTCAATGTCTCTTAGCGTAGTTAAAAGAATGTATTCTTTCTTCTCTCGTCACGAGGTGGACAAGAAGGGCAAAGGATTCTACGATGGCCCAGACTTTCCTTCTAAGGGTAGAGTCATGTGGGATGCATGGGGTGGAGACGCAGGATTCTCCTGGTCTCGCAAAATAGCAGAAAGAGAAAGGGGCAAAGCCTTGTTTTCAGATTTTGGAAAAGATTTTACAAGAGTAAATAGATTAACAGAGATTTTTAAAGCTGAGTCTGTTCGTGTAGGACAGATGGTATCCTGGAATTCTTCTGGCGGTACTGCCAGGGGTAAGGTAAAAAGAATTATCACTAACGGATCATACAATGTACCAGGTACAGATGTAACAGTTAGCGGAACACCTGAAGATCCTGCTGCAGTCATTACTCTTTATCGTAATGGAGAGGCTACAGATACTATCGTAGCACACAAGGTTAAGACCTTGAGAGCATCCTAGAAGCCACTAAACACTTCTAGGGGTACTGTAACATACCCCTAATTTGAATAAAGAGATTGTTTATTTTATTTTACATATAAGAACAGGATGATATACTTTTTATTATGAATGGCCACACTGTAATTATTCTTCTTGTTTGGCAAAGGATTCAAAAGCTTGAACAAACACTTACTTCTTTAGCAAATCAAACAGATAGAAACTTTGACATTCATATTACTAATGGCAACATTGACTACAGAGACAAGGTTGATCGTATAGCGGACAGCTTCAAGTCTAAAGGGCTCCACATCAACGTGTCTCATGATGGCAACGACTACTCAACATTTAGAAGATTCTTTGTTGCAAAAAAATATGCAGAGATGGGTTATGATAGGGTGTTCTTTCTAGATGACGACATTCTTATTCCAAAAAATTATATTAAAAATATGCTTGCCCAATACAAGCCGCAGACATATTTTTCTGGTTATGCTTGGAGATTTTTTAAATCACCAAAAAATTATTGGAAGGATAGGACAAGGGTTCATGACGCGACAGAAGAAGTTCATTATGGCGGTGCTGGCATTAGTATGATGGATATATCTTTATTTAAAGATGAAAGACTTTTTGATGTTATGGATCCGTTAGCATACCAGATAGATGATCTTTGGCTTTCTTATTTTTGTAAATGCATAAATAAATGGCCAATCGTTGCAGCTAGTGTTTCGGGGGTAGTTATTGGTGGAGGAGATTCTGTAGCACTTTATAGAAAACTTAAGAATGGCGAAAAAGATCAAAAAACATTATTTTTGCATAAACTAATTAAAGAGGTCGGTTGGGATCTTTTGTAATCTTGTTTACATATGAATGAATATCCATTGCTCTCATTGGGTTTCCATGCAAAATATCCTTAAATATTGACAACACCCTGTTTCTTTCCATTCTTACACCAGCGGAGTAGGCCTCTATTTCAAGATTAGTTATCTGAACTGGATCTCTCCAGCCTTCTTTTTGTGCTTTACGCAAAAATTCTTCGTAATTAGGATGGTCTTTTAATGACATACCCTCGCCTCACATCTGGTAGGTGCCCACTTGCAGAATACTTCTCCATATCTGTATGCAGGCTTCCTTTCCACTCCCCCTCTGGAGCCTCTTCGTCATTCCAAACGGGAATGATCTTGGTTCCGACGGGGTATTCATCAAATGGATCATTGCCCCATCGCAAATGTATCTCAATAATTAAATCACCAATCATTTCAACATTAAACTTTACAACCCTTCTATCATTAAAGAATGGAAGTCCTAAGTAAAACATGTTTAATTGTTCTGCGGTTGGTGCATGAAGCGGATCGTCCTTTACCCAGTTACTAAACTTAGTTAGGTTTTCTTTGCTTTCATGCTCTCCCACCAAAACTGAGCGGGTATGCCAATCTTCATCCCTATACTCATAATCAATAGATACATGGTCACCATCCAGCCACTCACACCAGAATGATCCTGGAGGAACTACGCCATTGTTAATAATTTGAGAGTACATTGACTCGTTATATTCAAACTTGGTAGCACCAATGCCCATACCGTAAAGATTGTATGCTGGTCGATAAATGTATGTGCCAGCTCGAGGTGGAGCAGACCCCGCCGGGCCAGCATTCAAATCTTGCCTAAGAGCTACTTCCAGCTTATTAAACACCCAAAGATAGTCATTGTCATACTTAAATGTTTCCCAGGCTTGAAAGTCTTCTTCTATCATTGGCTTTTTAAATTGTTCCATGCTGAGCGTTATGACCTTATTGCTTTAGCAAAGACAACTCTTGAAGCCGTCTTTGATGCGCTAATGATAGCTATTGGTGCTGAGACGCTGAGCACCACACCAGCCCACATCTGAGGCTCTGTCCAGTTCCAAGACCAGTAATCAAAAGTATGAAAGCCATTTGCTAAGACAGCTATCCCACCAAAGGCAACCATGCCAGCAACCGCTCCGTATGTTGACTCGGTCTTTCCTCTTTGGTCAACCCTTGATACCAAGACAAGATAGGCAACAAGAAATAAAAGATACATTAATTCGATAAAGAAGAAAAATAATCCTGCCATCCAGCTAGCACTAAGCCCAACGAACGCTGCTACAGCCGTAATACCATTAAAAGAAACTATAGCAGAAGCAATAAAAGCTATTCCAATTCCTATGATCCATGCCCATAGAACTACTTTTTGATCTATCTGAACTCTTGGGGCACGCTTAGATTCTTGAATTTCATATATTGTTTTCTTTGGTGTCTCTTCAACCAAAGCAACGGGTTCCTTGACGATCAAAAGATTCTCCTTGTCATTAATAAGCATAATATTATTATACACTAGATTCAGTTCATTCTGTTCCAAGTTCTTAGTCTGTGACAATTTGAACACACCAGCTCACACTTGGCTATCTCTTCTTTAATTGTCTTAATGCTCGCCGAGCTATTTGTTAGTTTAGCTATGTTGTTCTTCTTACTGGCAAGATGATCAAAATCCATTTGACTGTAGTGGTATTTTATTTTACAATCTGTGCATGGCCGATCTTCTTTGATGCGCCTGACAAAGTCTTTGTTGCGCTCTAAAATTTTCTTACGTGCTAGCTTTTGCTTTTCGTATTCTGTCACCTTATATATATTATACAGTTAATTCTGTAAAAATATATTGTGTCTGGTGCTAGTTTGCCTAGAGGGCATACTAAACGTTGTTTCAGCCATATATCTTCCGCTTTGTGCAAAGGTAGGATGTTGATTACAATAGACATTCCAATACTTTAAAGTCTCTGCACGACCCTTGTCCTGGTTATCTGCAATACTAATAAAGAAATCAGCGGACTTAATTAAAAACCTAATATAATCTCTGTTTAAGTAAAGTATTGCATGAGCAGAAAGCATGTTTAGTATTCTATAGTTCTTGCCATCTGCCTTTTCTGCAACTATTTGTTTGATGCCCTTTCCAGAAGAAAGGCCCCACTTGGATATTCCCAAATAATAGGCATCTGAATCTGAGGGTATATCTATGGTATTTTTAAAGTTAGTCGGATAGACATCATCTTCAAGAATGATTACAGGTTCACTATATGTCAGAGCTAGCTCTAGAGCTTTTTTGTGTGAGATTGCCACACCAAGCTTTTTGAGTGTGTTTTTTACACCGGACACCCTGGCAATCTTATTAAAACCAAGATCTTCTAGATGTTGCAAGAGTGCCATTTTCTTGTCTTTGTCCGAGTCCAAGTTTATGTATATAACCTGACAATCTTTTAAGCTTATTTCCATTTATTCCTCTATTACCATCTCTATCGTATCACCCCATCTCATATAAGGCCTAAGAAAAAAGTCAGAGATTCTACCGCAAATGTTTGCAAAAGATCTTAAGGCCCAGTTGTCTGTTTGCCTAATTTCATTAAACACAAGCTCAACCTTTACCGCCTCTTCCTGACCCAAGACTGAGTATATGGCATTGTCTAAGTCACGTTCTAGATCTTCTTCCATTATGCACCCAGACCAAATAGGTTTCTTAAGAAACTGGTAACATTGGAAGCAAGTCTTAAAATAGACTCTACAAAACCAGCGTCTTCCTGCTGACCATCCAAAGCTACTTCTACATCCTGTTCTAGGTTATTTTCTAATTCATATACTCCTTCATATTCAAAAATACTCTTTTCTTCTATAGAGGAAATTTCTACTCGTATATAGTTTTCAGAACTATCTACGAAGCCTTCAGACAAAGATACATCTGCAGACTGGTCGTTATCGGTAAACCTTAGATTTGCACTTTGCTCAACAGGGGCTTCGCTTCCTTGCGGATAAACTTCAGTCCTTGTGCCAACCACACCGCCATTACTATGCACATCAGTTGTGACAGAGTGTGTGTTGTTTTCGGAATGATATTGTACCTGTGTCCCCGGAGAGGAAAGGAGTCCTGCCTGCCCCGGTTGCTGGAATACCAACTGACAGCCAGGGCACGGGGAGTTGGTTGGAAGTCTTCCTCCCCAATTACCATCATTTCCACATTGTGATTCTGTGCAAATGATTGCGTTTACAACATTGCCGCCCTCATCTACCACAGACCAGACACCGGGCTCATCTGTAACTGGCTCGGGTGCCGATTCCTCAACAATTACGTCTTCTTGGATTTCTTCAGCAGATGCCGGGGTCGGGGTAAAAAGAATATACCACGCAACAGAAAAAGATAAAACGCTAATAAAAACTTTAATCATTATCATTACTCCTTGTGTTTGTTTCTTTGTTTTCTTTAATAAAGTTTAGCCATGCGATCCATGCATAAACTGCCTTTTCAGCATACTCTTCATCCCAGTCTTCTGTTTCGAAAGACCAGTCACCAGCCTGATATAACGTGTTGGTTTCTCCGTTTGTCAACTTCCAATCCCTTAGGAGTTCTACATTTGGAATATTTGTTTTGTCAAATTTAAACATGTTTTCTCTCTTACCCTTCTTGTCCATATTATTTAAAAACATATGACCATTCTCTCACATAAAATACAAAGTGTCAACATTAAACCTGTATTGGTCCGGTGTCCTGACCAACGGTGTCAACAAATGTTTTGATATAACCACAATAGAAGCACATCTCATACATGTGAAACAAGTCTTTAACCTTTATTGTTGAGTAGTTAAGTTTTGTATCGCAGTTTGGACAAAGCAAATTTTTTACCTAGCCAAAATATTTTCTACTATTTCTGTAATGGCGTCTTGTACAATTTCGTAATCCTGGTATTCTTCGGATACTTCTTTAATTAAAGAAATAGACTCTTCTCTCATTTGTTCACGACCTTCCGAAAGAACTTCTTTAATAAGGTCAGAAATTTTTTCTATGAAGCTTTCGGGCACAGGAATTGGGCTTGAGCCATCCAAAACAAGGAATGGGGCACCGTTAATATCAATCACATCAAGAGTGTGCAAATTCTTTCTCACCTTTTCTTCCTGGGCAGTGGTTTTATATATCCGCCTGCTTTTTGATAATTAGCGGACGCATCAAGGAATGACTCTCCACATTTACAGTCAACCCTTCGGTCAACCGATTCAATTATGTCACCGCAGATAAAGCATTCTGCCGTCATGTAATTATTCTATCATCATTGTTAAAAAATTTTTTATTTTTTGTTGACAACAACAAACTTTTCCGGTACTATTTATATATGAGTATAGGAGATAAGATTGAGGAAGAGCTTGAAAAAATGCAAGCTCGTCGTAATGCTATTTGGAATGATCTAAAGGATCACGCGGTCACTCTGAGTGCCGTCACACAAGTGACTCTAATAGCAGAGGTTGCCAGCATTGACAACCACATTAGAGATATGAAGCAACAGCTAGAAGACATGGGCTGGCAGGAATTTATGATGAGTATTTGGAATGAAGAGGAGCCATTTTAATGGAAAAAGATATTAGTTTTGATGACTGGGTTAAAGAGGGATATAGTCGTGGATGGATTGGTCCACCCATCTGTCAGACACATGATGGAATACCAATGACAGAGCAGGAGGACAAAGATTTCGACGAAGGTGGAGATCCCTGTGTTCATGTCATAAGGCTCTATGAAGATGAGTCCATCAAGTTGGGTGTAGAACAAAACCATAGCCCCTCAATTTGGAGGGCGTCAAACCAGGGCTTGGGCAAAAGCGACCGTGCCGTAACTTGGGGTGAATGATGGAAGACGAGACTTACCTTAGACTGACTATGGAGTCAGGTTCTGTGTATACTTATGAGCATGGGATTGTTGTTATTGATCCCGTCAAAGGTTCTAAGTATGCCATCAAGGCCTGGTATTTCTTTGCCTTCGACCCAGAAGAGCTGGATAATTGGGACGGATTGGCCAAGTTCATTGATATCGCTGAAAGAAAAGAGCCAGAGGTTGGTCGCAGGGTATTGGTGTATGGTAAAGACGAATGGCGTATTTCTACTAAAATTATTAGATTGGAGACAGCAAATGCCGATTCACGTTGATATTAGAATAAATGAAAAACTAATCAATAGCCTACACATTGGTCGTATGAAGGGCGGAACAAACCCGGATGACGTCAACGACTATTTAGTTGTTGAAGGAAAAGAACCAGAATTATTTGCAGACTGGGTAACATATGGCATACCCTTTCGGCACAGATACGGTGCTGGAGCCGAGGTATGTGTAATGAAAGCAATTCAAATTATTAAAGATTGTGACAACTATATGAAAGATGAAGAGTTTCTTGAATATCTTCATAAGATAGAAGGGGAAGACAATGAGTAAAAAAGACGAGGCTTGGGGTAAGAGAAAAGATAAGGTTTGGGGTATTGGATCTTTGTTTATTAAATACATTCACTACTACCCTGGCATGGGCAGCATTAGTACCTGGGGTTTTCAAACATCTAACTTTAAGGGTTTTAGTGTTGATTTCTTTTTTGGTAGGCACGTAATTGTATTTTACTTCGATTGGATGGACTAAATGTTTGTAATTAGACTACCAAGAAGGAAGCCGATTACTTCGGTGACCAACGATGAGTTGGATAAGATTCTTGAACCATACTATGGATCGGACAAGAACGGTGGATACTTTATTGGTGCTGGTTTCGGGGCGGGATGGAATGACATTGTTCTAGACCTACACAATAAACTGGTTAAAGAACACCCAGAGTATTATATTATTCAAATCAAAGAGAAGTTTGGCGGACTGCGTTACTATGTTGGACGTGTAGGTGATCTTGGACATGATTTGATTAATAAGGCTGAGGAGCTGTCCTACAAAACGTGTGAGCGTTGTGGCCGAGCTGGCAAGGAACGTCCTACCGGTTGGGTTCTTACGCTGTGTTGGTGGGATTGGGTTTCTCAGGAGATAAACCACAACATTAGGGCAATTGAGGTAAATGGCTTTATGGGATGGATTAGAGTTCGTTCTAATAAACGAAAGATGGTAAGGAAGTGGAAAAAGAATGAGCGAATGGGTAGATGACTTTGGTACAAGGGTATTCGGCGTTCACTCTAAAGGGGCGTGTGCTGGGGAGCACTGCACAATCCACAATCCTTCCGACCATGTCATGAAAGACTTCAAGCAACTGTGGCGATACGATCGTGGCATTATGGAGCGTGTTTGTACTCATGGTGTGGGGCATCCAGACCCAGATGAGACTGCACTAAAAGGCCCAAACGGTTGGGCGGAAGCAGTCCACGGCTGTGACGGGTGTTGTGTAGACACCGTATATGATTTTCCAACTGGTGAAGATTTCCTTGCATGGCTAAACTCACAAGATAAAGTTATAAAAGAAAGAAGGGAAAGGGGCCACTAATGCCTGAAGTATTTATTATTAGTGATACACACTTTGGTCACAACAACATTGTTAAGTTTAATAGGAGTGATGGATCTCCCCTGCGTCCATGGGACAACGTTGATGAAATGGATGATGCTCTTATTAAGAATTGGAATAGCGTTGTGGGCAAAGAGGATAAGGTGTATCACCTTGGCGATGCCACAATGAATTCTAAGTCTCTTAATGTTTTCTATAACCTTAATGGTACTAAGATTCTTATTAAGGGTAATCATGATATTCAGGCTTTGAAATACTATACCCCGCACTTCAAAGACATTCGTGGTTCACACGAGCTGGATGGTTTTCTTATGACTCACATCCCGGTGCACGATTCCCAGAAGGGTAGGTATCGTGCCAACATCCACGGTCACATCCACGCAGGGAAAATGAAAGATCCATGGTATTACAATGTAAGCGTTGAAGCCATTAACTATACCCCTATTAACTTTAATGAGATACAAAGACACTATAAGAATACCGATAAGCCTGTGAAAGGAAAGAGATAATGATTAAGGGAAAAATAATGAGTGAGTTATGGGTTCCAACGAAACAGCAGATTCTTCCGTGTGCGGACTTGTCGGGTGCGGACTTGCAGGGTGCGGACTTGTGGGGTGGAATGTCACTGAACACACCTTCCGGGGCCGGCTACCTTATTCCTACACCTGCCGGATGGAAAATAACTATTGGGTCTTGGGCAAACAAAACTTTAGAGGATTTGCGGGCTATTGTTGAGGGTGACGATTGGCCGGAGTCTGTTGGTGTCGAGAGGGAACGTCTTCGCCCGATTATGGCGGGTGTGCTTGCTTTACGGTTACTACTGGAGGGGAAGAAGTGATGGAGGGTTCTGAGTATCTTAAAATGATTGGCTGGGGTGACGGCTATAGCTGGGGGCATAAGAAGGCGCTGCTTGATTTGATTGAGGAGTTTCAGTCTTATGAGCAATACCCTGAGTGGTGGGAGCATGGTCAGGAGATGGAGTGTGTGTTGATTTGGTTGAGGGAGAAATTGTGACTGAGATTGTGGTGGGTGGGGCGCGTGTGTTTTCTGGATGATATCCTCCATTATACGAGAGCCTCGGCAACAGTTCGGGATTTCCGAACAGTTCGGATGTGTGCAGGGTTCCTGTCCGGATGATTGCAGATAAACTTAGCTGTGTACGAAACGTGTCAATACCGTACCGGAAACGGTACACCCTTGGCAAACCTTTTAACTGCTGTCACAAACGTACCTAAATAGGTACACATACGACACACCTGTAAACGTCTAGAAACAAGGCATCCGAGGGCGGTGGCTATTGAAACACGAATTGGCTGGACACCAGATTCCCTCGGATATTTATGGTAGTCTATGGGAAGACGATAAGGAAAACTTTGGATGAAAAGAAAACATAGAACCGAGAACAAAATGCTTAGAGCTTGGGGCAACTCCTGTGGATGGGTAGCCGATCTGTTTCTTAGCCATGCAGTTAAGTATGGTGATTATTACGAGTGGGAAGACATTAACAAGTGGTTGGACGAAAACAACGACGAAATTTTTCTTAAAGCTCCGCGAAAATAAGATTTTAAAGTTCGGCGATAATAGAGAAACCACACTCGACACGAGTGATAACCCAGATAGGCGAAATATTGTGGGCATGAGAGCACATCCTAGAGAGCATGGAACTCTTAAAGGATATAAACAACACGAGAGGCTAAAAGAAAAATATTGTCGTCCGTGTTTAAATGCAATGTGCTTAAGGGTGCAAAAATCTTGGGGGATCAGGAAGCAGAGCACAATTCCCTATAGTACATAATACCCTATAAGAAAGAAACCCTATAGGGGGATATACCTGATATGGGGATAGCCTGTGTGGCGAAAACCTTATACCCCGCAAGAAAATATACTCCATTTTACTCCATTTTACTCCATTTTACTCCAAATACGTCTTACTCACACTGTGGATAACGCTGTGGATAAGTATTGGAAAAAGATATATGGGTATTGGAACACCCTCCTATAGCCCTTCGTAATCATTTTAAAACTATAATATCCCCATATATCTGTGGGATTTTTTTCAAAGGGTTCGTAATGTGTTATATCAGGGATATCTGGTGTTATATGTATAGGGATATAGAGAGAAATGTTTGTTTTTGATCATACAAATTCCCCTCAAAAATATCTAAATATACATAATAAAATAAACAAACATATCCTTTTTATTTAAAAATCCAGGGAAAAGATTAATAAACTATAACCAACATATAGAGCATTATGTTCTATGTACTATAGGGGATAATGGGTACTTATCTTATACCCAAAAAACTTTGTGGCATTTTTTTTGAAGGGTTCTTAATACTATTTATCCCTGGGCTTTATAAGATGCCATGCAGCAAAGCATAGTATAAGTGTTACGATCAGTATTGATTCCATATAGGATAAGTATACCTTATAACTTGTGGCATTTTAAAAGCTTCTTCGTAATACCTTTTAATAAAACTAACATTCATCATACCCATGGCGCTGCGCGCAAAAAAATCAAGGCATTGAGCAGATCCTATGATATAACAAAATGTAATAGAGTGATTGTATATGGGAAACATACTAATACCTTGATACATATAGTATACCCCAAAACTTGTAGGATATCAAGTGTAGGGTTCTTAATAAAAGCTGTGCGATTTTTTATAAAGGGTTCATAAAGGTTTTTATTTGAATTGAATTGAATGTAACGGAATGATAACGGAATGCGCGCATAGCGTGCGCGCACCGATCCCACCCCTTTCGAGGTGGGTGCGGTACTAAATTAGTTTTTCGAAATCGTCAAAACTCTCAAAGGGTTCTCTGTCATCTTCTACCTCAAGGGCCTTCATTAGCAAATCCCAAGTTTCATTTATGAAGTGAGTGCCCTTCTCAGTTGGCTCTGACATATTCTGAAATATCAAATAAGCGAGTGGCAATCCTAAATCATTGTACGAAATAAAATCAGCGAGCGATTCTTCTTGTTTGTATCCAAACCAAAGCTCACCAAGAATCTCGCACCTGATATCAAACGGTGTCATTTCCAGGGTTCTCCCATTCTGTGTAGTCTTTCATAGTGTGCGTTTCTGTCTGTTTTTGCGTTGTGGCTATCAATCGCAGAATGGAATATGTGTTCGAATCTAAGGAAATCAGCCTTCCTAGCGAACTGAACAAAATACAATCCAATCAGGTCTAGGTCTAGCCTAATGTCAGAAATCAAGTCCACAATTTTTAGAGCAACCTTTTCTTCATCTGTTAGTTTTTGTTTAGCCATTATTTCCCATTATAGCAGTCGAATAAGTTTTTGTAAAGCACCAGTTCAGGTTACACCGATTAGTGAATATCAGTATGTTGTCCGATAAAGCTACCGGTACCGTATGGATATTGTTGACACACAATGTCATACTCCGGCAGGGCAAGAAGATGTTCTCTAATCCTGTCTGGTATCTCTTTATAGGTTGAAATGAAACTATCTCTACAAGTCCAGAAGTTTTTCTCTGTTGACAGTCCAAGTGTTAGCACTTCGTCTTCACCTTCTTCGAGGAACAAAGTTAGGTCATCATTTTTTTCACCTGTTCCGAATCCTGTAAAGCTCCAATGAGATTCATCATCTGACCACTCTGAGTTTATCTTATAGAAATCAACCCTCCAGCCACCCAGTAACTCTCCGGATGTTTTTTGATAAAGTTCATCCCAAATGTTGAGGTCATAGTTGTTTATTGTAAGTTTCATATTACCTATTATACCGCGACTTCGCCATATGGCAAAACTGATTGCTCATATGCAGGCAAGGCCCAAAGTAGATTGGCTACCCGCTCAGGAATGTCCCTGTAGGTGTGAAAGAATGTATCTTTGTCTAACCAGAAATCTTTATCTGGTGCGTAGTCTCCACCTAGGTCAGTACCCCAGCCAAGTGTAATCCTCTTGGATTCTGTCGGGGTAAGAGTAATAGTTTCTTTATAGTCACCACTACCATATGGAGAGCCTACAGCAGGATAGCTATAGACTTCAATCGACCATCCTTCTTCTTGATACTCAGTTTCATACCCTCGCCTATCCCAAATGTTCAGGTCATAGTTCTCGGTCATCACTGCGTTGTTCAAACTAATTTTATTAGACATTTACTTTGACTCCCATTCCATATTCGGCAAGGTACATATCTCTAGGATACACGATATCAGTGTGTGTCACAAATCCCCCAGCCTTATCCCACTTCTCTTCCATGATGTCAATTTGTTTAGTTACATAGTTATAGATAGGGACGTCATACCCGTCGCCTGTTACTGATAGTTTGTTGATAGACATGCCTACCCCAGTTTCTTTATCCCAATCAGAATCAATGACTCTTGAAACAAAGATACGTGTAAAGTATGATTCATCACCATCACGAGGCATAGCGTATGCTATAGCATTCGCAACGGTAGTGTGCCTATCTTCTCCACCCCAATGTAAGTAAAGATAAATAGTGTTACCATCGCTACCCTTGATTCCGACTGACGCACGGTCTCCCATTATTTTGCCTCTCCAAATATGTCTGTTAGTTTTTGTAATTGTTCGGGGGCAAGGTTGTCAATGACATCCATACCATAGTCTAATACATCTTCCATTGCTTTTTCGAATTCATTCATAGCTATACCTTATCACCTACCACTGACATTACCGTTTCCAAATACTAATAGTCATGGCTCCAATAATAAGCATCGGAACAAGCAAGACACATACCTAGCTCTTCCTCGTGGATATCCGAATCGATCGGGGTATCACAATGGATACAAGCCTTCATTCTTTTACCTTCCTGGGGTCAATACCACTTGATACCATTACCTCAAACAATACTGCCGCATACTCTTCATCCATAGTTATACCCCACCCCTCCACATCTTACTAATAATAAAACTAACTAACAAGATAGCAATCCCAATCGGGTAGCCGCTATTCAAGAAACTCTCCACTACAGAATCTCCATCTCAATAGCGGGGCGGATATCACTAAAGCGTAAATCAATTACATCATCTAGCATTACATCTGTAAAATAGTTTACTAACTCATTACCCTCAAGCCCTTCGGCGTATGGGTCATCTTTGATAACATACTCAAAAGCAATTACGCCTCTAGCGATTCTACTCATTACTCTCTCCTTTTAGTATTTCTTCTAGTGTAGCAAGAACCACTGACACTGTAAATGAAGAGGGCATCCGGTCTAATTCAGGTTGTGCCCTAACATTCTTAAGTATCCTAAGACATTCATTGATTCCATCGTCATAACCGCTATCATATAATGCGGAGTCATCTCCATCCTTCCATTCTTGCCAATCTTCATAAAATCGATCTTCATATACTTCATCCCCCACTCTAGTAACTTGGGTCATTGCTCACCACCGTATCAATGTCTGTCCAGGGGTTCGAGGTAACATAGAAACCCAGCCTGTTGAAATACCTAATACCAGGCAAGACATCTGCGTAAACACTGTTAGGGTTATTATCTACAACAGTCCACACATACTTGATGGAGTCTTGCGAATTCCCAGCGGTATCCATAGCGTCTTCCAAAAAGGAATAGATATCTCCAATGGGGATATACTTCTCTTCCCACTCTTTATAACTAATTACAATCTCTTCACCGAATGGCACTTTCCTTCTCCTCATCTAAGTCAATAATATAAACATCTACATCATCGGGGGCAGAGACAATATGGGCAACTCCACCCAATACCTCTATATAGACTTCTCGTCTTTCGGCAGCCTGAACAGTCATCGAAAGTCATCCTCAATCTTAGCAATCAAATGAGAATATACTTCATACATGGCCTCCAACTCTTGATAGTCTCTAGAATGATAGCCTACAGCCATCATCTCATTGGAGAGTTCGTTCTTCCTTACATCAAGGTATTCTAGAATTGCGTTTATTTTGTCCATATAAAAACTATACCAGCGACCACTGACACTGTCAATAAAAACGTGGGAGTTTTTTGATGCTGTTCTTAAAGGTTGTTAGTAGAGTAATTATGTTATTATACAATATGACGGAATATCGGTGCGCGCACACCCCCGAGGGAGTGGGCAGTTTAGAGTCATGCCTAGGACTATGAGGGCTTACACCGATGTCAGCTGTTTGACAATTCCGTTCAGCCTGTTTTTCTCGGCGTTGATGACTGGGTCAAAGCCACTAGCACCAGCCAACACAGATTCGTTGTTGCCCTTACGACCTGAGCGGTACCAGTCAAGGCGTTCGGTCATGGCGTTCAAAGCACCCCAAGCCGTACCAGCAATGGTGTGATTGAATTGTCCGGTGTAGATATCTTCAATCAGTTCCACCTTAGTGTTCCACTTGGATACCGCACCCTTTTTGTCTTCTTCAGGGCGAGGGTATGCCTTGAGCACAATCTCCATGAACTTATCCTGAGTAATCTGAGTTTCAATCATAGCCTTAGCCACGAGGTCAAACTCATCCATGTAAGCGTTAGCCAAGCCAAGAGCCTCACGAGCCGCCTGGATTTTACCGTTAGCCGTTTGGGTGTGACGAATCTTGTAGGACTGTTTTACGGTACGGTTACGACCAACACCGCTACCAAGAGCAAGGTTCAGAGTGTTAGCACACACTACCCGCACAGGGGTGACGCTAGCCTGAATAGCGATAGAGCCATCGTGAGAGGTGTTCACCAACAGGTAGGAGTTGATTTTATCTTCAACACCTGAAGGGTCGAGCACCGTTTCACGCTCAAGAGCGAGAGAGCCAAAGACCTGCCGACCACCCTTGATAGAGCCAGCCGTTTCCCAACGACCACCACCGTCTAGCAGGGCATCTCCAAAGTCAAACAATTCTTCGTTTTGAAGAATGCGGTAACGCTCACCAACGACACCAAGAATGTCTGTCTGCTTTTTGTCAAATGGGTTAGTTCGAGCGACATAGTTGTACACCTTGTCAGAGGCAAAGCCATCAGGGGTAACAACTTCTTCAAGGCGAACATTCCAATCCTGAAGGTTAGCCAACTCCAACATTTCTGAGGTAGACACTTCTTCCTGAAATACAGTGCCAAGACCATGCCAGGCAGGTTGACGGTATGAGGCGAATGATTTATCTGATTCTAGTTCGTGAGCCATGAGGTTCACCTTTCGTTAGGGGATTTATTTGCTTACTAAACTAACTATACACCCGACCACTGACACTGTCAAGGTAATTCAGCATCTTCGTAAACTAAGTTATAGTTTTGTTATATCAAAAATCGTGCGCGCACATTTTATGTTGATGTGAGCAGTTTACGATCGACATGCTCAGGTCGTTTTCTCCCCCCAGAGAAAATCTAGGAAATCAAAAGGACATCATCCGGGATATACCCCATGTCCTTTATCTGCACGACAAAGTCTGTTTCTTCAATGTAGTCATAGTTACCAAACTTAGCTTTAGCCTCATCTGCATCCATGGCCCATACAGTGTATGTCTTGTATTCTGTTACGTGGAATTCTTTTAGTTTCATCAGACTACCTCTACCCATTCCATAGTTGTAACTAGCAATTGATTATAATCACCAGATTTTGCTTCCTTCAGATACAAGGCCTGCTCTTCTTTGTCGACGCCCGCTCTTCGCATAGCTCTGGTCACCGCTCCCATAATTGAGAATGCGTTACCATCAATGCTAGTTAGGTCCACCGCGATATCGTATTTTGCCATTTTACTCTCCACTTCCTCTAACCATAATCCAGATTAGTGCTTGCGTTGTACGGGGGGTAAGCCCAAACTTGTTGGACACTGTTTTGATTGCTTCAGTTACCTCAGTATACTGTGTTTTGTTAGGGCTGTCAACTCCATAACCGGCTGCCCTCATAATCCATACATCAACAACTACAGCATTTTCGTCACCAGCGATTGCTCTGGCAAAGGCATTTGTTTTTGGTCCTCGTAATGCTTCATATCCCAAGACCTTGCTTGCCTCTGCCATTTTCAGGTTATTCGATAATCCTGTTACTGGCTTGCCTAGTGAGAAATGGATAGCCTTTGTGACATTGCTTGTCCATCGTTCTCTAGGTGAGAATGCGGACACAACACTAGCACCTACCTCAAGGCTAGACTCTAGGTTTTCTGCTACCTTGTGGGCAACCTTTTCTGCTTCAAAATACCACTTAGCCGATTGCTCAATTTGGCCAGGGGTAGCGTCTTCGACATAAGACTGAAATGTCTGTACCAGATTCATATTAGTTCTTTCTCTAGGGGGGGTTGATATATTTATATCATAGCAGGTACCACTGACACTGTCTGCCCGACACGCCGTAGAGAGTAAAAAATGCGCGCACTTCGATCACCCTCTCGGGGGGCAGTTTATCCACTATACCTTCTACCCAGGTGAGGCTCCAATCGTCACTCAGGCTCGCCGCTTCCCGAGGAATAGGATAGTTTAGACACATACCCAGGTGCTTCCTCCCCTTAGAGGATTTCTACAATTGCCCCATAGGTTGAGGCATTGACTTCTTCTTGTGTGGTCAGTTTCAGGATACGGAGATTTTTCTCCAGCAGTGATTTCTGAGTGACATACTCACGACCAAACGACTCTTTTTGATTTGGGGCTACTGGTGCTTCTGGTCGCTTAGGAAAGTCAGTAATTGCTGAGGGGTCAAAGGTTACTTCTACCCTTCCACGATAACTGTCGTTGATACGAATAACGCTGTCGTAGTCGTACCCAATCTTTTTGATATTCTTTACAAGATAGTCAGACATAAAGTTAGCAACATTCTTTTTGTATGCTTCTGTGTCTTTATCAAACTGGGCACGCCTTGCGGGGTAGTCCTCAATATCTTTGTCAATCTGAGCCAACTTAGACTCAATCTGCTCAATGATAGCGATAGTGGGAACTTTGACAGAGATGTTTCTTGCCATTTTATTATTCCTTCTTTTAGGGGGGATTTGCTTACTATGTAACTATAACACGAACCTCTGACATAGAGGTGTGTGGGGGTAGGTTATGGAATGCCTACCCCCACAAGAGTTAGACTACTTTACAGTAGTCCAACGGTCTTGACCATCAACGGTCAAGAGGACTCGGCTAGTGCCGTTAGAGTTCTGGACGATTTCCTGAACAATGCCAGTAACGCCAGACTTCTGAGTCGTGAACTGTGAGCCAACAGTGATGTTTTCCATATTTGCTTCCTTGCTTTATTTACCAGGCGATTTGCTTGATAAATCAAGTATCCCATAGATTATGCCTGGTGTCAAGTCCAAAACGGTAACGATTTGGACAAAGTTTTCTAAAGTTTATTGTAGGAATCCTACAGCCCGTGCGCGCACCCCGATCACCCCCCCCTAAGAGAGGACGTCCAGGGCTTGAGAGTTAGCACAATCCCAGATAGCAATTTGCCTAAACCCTCTACCAACTAGCAAGGCTTCATCTTTATCTCTAATGTGATAAGACCTGTCAATATAATACACTTCTTTATTTTGCCAGACACCCACTACCTCTCCATCTTCTATGTCCATTAGTTGTAGGGCAGAGATAGTTCCTTGTGCGTCTAGTTCTCCGTGTACGGATACCCCAGTTTCATCAGACACCCAATAGCCATCAGTCATATTGATTTGACTTGTGAGCATTGGGATACCCTCAGCGTCAAGGCGAACGGTATAAGTTCCGTCTTTCATTTGCTCATCAACAGTCTGGTTACATCAACAACTTTGATAGCGTCTGTATGAGTAACTAGGTATTCTGCCGTTTTTAGATTTTGGCAAGGCTTCAGGCTACCGTCGGGGTATTCGACATACCAGGTGTCAATTAGATAAGTCATTAGTCTAACTCGCTTTCGATAATCCAGGTTTCTAGGTGGTGTTGCTCTACTATAGCATGAACGGGTGACACTGCTTGTCCCTTCCACAATATCCCTTCGGGTAGCGAAACAAGACTATCCCATTCTCCATCATTAGCCAGGTCAATAGCCTCGATACAGGTTGGCACCATAATTGCGGGTACGGGTGGATAGTGATTACTAGTCAAGTGAACTAGAATCTGCTCTTCTAGGCTAATACCAATTTCGGTCAGCCCCTCTGCCCACGCTCTTCCCATTAGCCAATCACCTCAATAGGGTCGCCATCCCAGCCATCAAGGACTTCATAGAATTCCCAAGCCGATATAATTCCGTCCTCATAATCCTGTTTTGCTTCCAATACTGCTTCATTGTCGTAGTACATTATTTGCTCTCCTTGCTCTCGTTGATATCTTTATCTTTACTTGCTTGTCGAGTCCTAGACCGTTTGGTGCGACTGTCCTCGTGGGGGGTAGTGGCGTTGCTACGCCTTATCTCTCTCATAGCCTCAATATAAGGCTTGTTCTCATTTCCCTTGTTCATAACTACAACCTATCACTAACCACTGACACTACCTAATTGAAACACGGCGTGTCGTAAAATTAATTATAACATTTTGGTAAACAGGTGCGCGCAGCGCCTATGCGCCAGCCAGCATTTCCTTCATGTCTTCCTCCCAATGCTCTGCCATAGCGTAGTAGACAGCCTCTTCGTTCATGGCGTCTTCCTCCTGTACACAGGCACCGCACCAGGGCTCGCCACCGTTGCGACGCTCAAAGTCGGTGGTTGGGTAGTGGCAAATGAAGCAAACCTCAAAATTGTACTCAATCATTAGATGCCCTTTCGTTGTTGATAATATAAACATATCATGAACCACTGACACTCACGGCTCAACACGTCGTAAAGTGTAAAAGTTTGTGCGATTTTTTTTGCTATCTTCTTAAATGACTTCGTAAATAGATCTGTTACAATTGTTGACCCAAAAAGTTTGCGCGCATATGTCTCGTGCGCGCATGCCCCGAAGGGCATACGACTAGGCTATAGCCACATGGGAGAGAGCAGATTTTGGTTGGTATTCTACTTTAGGAATATCTATCCCACAAGCCTCAAAGAAACGGGTATTGTCAAAGCGGTCATTATCCTTTTTCATCATCAGGGCAAAGTCACGAACTAGGTCGAGATATTCCTCAGGTGGCATTACCTCAGCATAGTCGCTAAGGATTTCGGATACGGCTACATAGTCTTTTCTTGTCATCATTAGATTAGTTCCTTTTCTTCTAGGTGTGCTCTTACCTCAGTGAGTGCTTGGGTATATAGTCTTTCGATAGTTTCGTCTGACAAGTTAGCGAACATGGTTCCTACCAGGATATTTACACCATACTCACCAAAAGCCACCTCATAGGCTTGGCGCAATTCTGTAACCGTTGGGTTATATTTATACATTAGTTTTCCTTTCGTTGTTGTTTTTAGTTTAGCACCTACCACTGACACTAGTTCCATTCCCAGGCGAGCATGCAGATTTCACACTCTAACTGATAGAACTTAGCCAATGGGTTTTCCGCAAGTGAGGTGAGCATAGCGACATGGAGAGTTTCCTCACCACACTCATCACAGAACTGAGTGACATCTTCCATAGGGGAGAGGGGGAGTGTTACTGACATTAGTTTTCCTTTCGTTGATGTTTTTATTTTAGCAGGTACCACTGACACTAAAGGCTAGCCTTAGCCCTTAGTTCAGCATTCTTAGCCCTTAGTTCAGCATTCCTAGCCCTGTTATAGTCTAGGTAGTCATCACACTTGCTAAACTTGCCTAAGACATTCATTCCGCAATTATCACAACGCAATACCTCACCATCCATATCGGTGGAGAAATAGGTGTGAAAGCCCTTGCCCTCGAACTGAGCATTCCAGGCTTCCTCAGCCTCACGTTCCTCTTGGTCAATCAGGGCTAGCAGTTCATCTTGGTTATACATAGTTTTCCTTTCTTTATATAACTAACAATACCATGAACCACTGACATTACCTAACCGACACGCCGTAAACGGCGAAAATAGTTATCCACAGATTTGAGCTAGTTTACCTTTTACACCCATTCTAGTTTACCTTTTACACCCATTCTAGTTTACCTTTTACACCCATTCTAGTTTACCTTTTACACGATTTTTTTGGATCTTCTTAACCTGTTTCTTAAAGTGCTTCGTAAAAGGTTATTGGGGGCAGGGTCAAAAGTTATACACAGGTTATCCACAGGCGTGCGCGCCCGATTTCTCGGGGTATGTCAAACCGACACGCCGACTAGTCTTCCATGTCCTCATATTCGCTAACCCCAATACGATAGGCGATAGGGTCGCACTCTTTGAGAATCTGCGAGGGGTAGAAAGTCAATTCCCCAATTTTTACAACGGGGTAGCATTCGTCTAACATCTCATCAAACATATCTTCTACTGTGCTAACCATTAGGATACCACCTCAAAATCTAGGATTTCACCCTCAGAGATTAGTTGACCATATTTGGCCAACACTGAGGTGCGAGCAAACTCGCTGAATGACTTGATGACTTGAGAGCCATCTAGGTTAGTTA